CCCGGTGACAGGCTGAATGAGTACCTTCAAAACCGAGGTCTTGAGCGTGTTTTTGATGGTGTCCCACAAGCCCTGAAAAAAGCCCTTGCCCGATTCAAAGGCGCGCATCAGGGCGTCTTCCCAGTATTTGGATGACTCTTCGGCGGCTTTCTTGTTGGCTTTGGTGATGGCATCTGTAGCCTCTAGCCCCGCGCCGGTTGTCAATTCCCCCGACAACTGGTGGCGCAGTGCGATTTGTTCACGCAGGGACTTGAGTTTTTCGCCCCACAGCGTCAGGGTTTGCTGGTCAAAACCGTCTTGGGTGGCAGCGAGCGTGACAGCCGAATCGAGAATGTCGGCATTGCCTTGCAGCATGTCGGTGATTCGGTCTTGCTCGGCGCGTTTGGCCAGTTCGACCTGTTCGGGGGTTTTGCCGATTTCGGCATTGTGCAGGCGCTGCGCATCAATGGCTTTGGTGAGCGATTCGGCCTCCTTGGCGGCACTGCTTTGTAGCCCCACAAGAGCGTCATCATAGGCTTTGGTGGCAGTGGCTTGGTCTTTGGCAGCATCCACCATCAAGGGTTGTTTGGCCAGCAAGGCGTTAACCGCCTCGGCATATTTCGCATAAGTGGGGATGAGGCCAGATTTATAGGCGGCGGCCAGCATGTTGTTTTCTTCGGCCCAGGTGGCGGTAAAGCCGGCGCTTTTGTCCATCAGGTCGTTGTACTTGGCCAAGCCTTTGGCGGCTTCGGTGACAGCGGCTTTTGGGGTGGCTTCTTTGAACTTCTTTTCGATACCGGCAATGGTGTCGATGTAGGCTTGTTTGTTTTTTGGGGTTTGCTCAACAGCAGCGAACTTTTCTTGCGCTTGGGCGATTTCGCGCTGCATTTGCACTTGTTTGGACAGGTATTTATCGTGCTCCTGATCAAATATGGCCTGGGCATGAAGGGCTTTAACTTCAGCTTCTTTAGCTTCTGCACTGCGTTTCTGCATGCGCTCAGACTCACCGGCATAAGAGAGCTGTTCTTTGAGTACGCCTAGCGCTTCTTTTTGCCGCGCAAGTTCCAAGCCATTAAAACCTTGTGGTCCGGCTGAGATCGTCAATTCAAGATCGGCAACCTTCTTGCGAATTGCAATCGTCGGGTCGGCATCATCACGGCCCAAGCCTTTCATGGCGTTCCACGCGCCAATAGCCGCGCCTTTCACGCCACCCCAAGCGGCTTCGATATAGCCCAAATTTTCTTTAAGGCCGGTCAGGACAATTTTTTCAGAATCAGCACGCGCCTGCTGGGCCAGCGCGCCCGCTTCAAGCACTTGGCCCTGCTCCATCAAGGCCTTGATCTGCTCGTACACGCCCAGCGTCAAATAGTGGGTGCTGTCGTTGAGTTTGAGGCTGGCTTCCAGCGGGGCTTTGCCAAGTTCGGCAAATTCTTTGGCGGTGTCGGCCACAGCGATACCGGTGCGCTTTTGCAAGTCAATGGCCAGGGCGGAGAATTCTTCGATCTTGTTGGAGGCAATAGCGCCATTGGCGACAAAGGCGGTGACGGCTTCGGCGGCGGCACCGGTACTGGCGCTGGAGGTGGCGCTGATGTGCGCGGCCATGGCTTGCATTTGCGCCACGGTGGTGCCAGCGGCATTGCCTGATAACAGGATGGCTTTGCTGTATTCGTGCGCCTCTTGCGTGCCTTGGTAGTAAGCCACTGCCACCGCACTGAGGGCGGCACCGGCCAACATATACGGGTTGACCAACCCCATGATGTAGCCGCCCATGGCTTTGGCCGCTGGTCCGACGCCGCCAAACATGTCTTTAAGCTGTCCGCCTTGCTGCAGCATGACAGTCAACGGGTTTTGCCCGGCCTGCAAACTGACCACAATGTCAGTGAACTGCGCCGGGATGCCGCGCGTGGCAAAGGCGAGTTGCTTGGCTGAGATTTCACCTTTTTGCAGGTACTTTTCAACCTGCTCACCGGCGTCTTTGGCGGCAACAGCGGTGTCTTTAAAGGCTTTGACGCCAGAGTCAGAATTTCCCTTGATGACAAACCCGTATTCGGTGTTGCTGCTGCTCATGGCTAGCCCCTAGTCGCGTGTGTTGAGCACTTGCAGCGCGGCACGCTCCATCTGCTGGATTTGCCAGAACAAGAGTTTGGCATCGGGCGCGGGGGCGTCGTCAGGCGGGTCGGGCAGGTGCTGCTGCACGTAGTCAAGTAGCTCGTATTTGAGCCCTTGGTAATGCAGGCCCGCCATACCAAGCTGCATATTCCACTGGCTGGCCATGGCGCAAAACAGATCGCAGCAGCACTGGTGTTCGGGCCATATTTCGACCTGGTTTTGCTCGATGTTTTGCAGTAGTTCAGCACGCTTTTGCTCCAGGACTTCGGGCGGCGCACCGCTGGCTTTGAGGCCATCGAGCGCGGATTCATCAACCGTTGCGGCGCCACCAGTAGCCCAGTGGCGGGCAACGGCGGCTAGTTTTTTGCGGCGAGGTGGGCGCTGGCCGTGGGGCTGAAGGAGCCATAAAACGCATTCACTGCGGCCGTCAGCAAGCCAATGTATTCGTCGCAGATTTCAAAGAAACCAGCATGAGTGAAAGCAATTGGGTTTTGCCCTTCATCTTGCACGCCGCTCCAGCCGGTCATGTAGTTGGTCAGCAGCTCGGTAAAGTCAGCGCGGATGTCCTCATTGTTCTCGTCGGTGATTTGTGCGCAGGCGTCATCACTGAGCTGGTCGGACACGTCAAGCCCTTTTTCCAGGTCGGCGGCGCGTTTTTTGATGGGCGCGAGCTTTTTGTTGCGCTCGGCGTGCTTGATGGCGTTGGCTTTGATCAGGGCGTCAAATTCGGTTTGCTTGATGCGCTTGAATTGGGCGTCAAACTTGACTTCTTTGAGGGCGCCACGGGCATCGAGTTGCTTCAAGGTGACAGGGGCGAAGAACTTGGGGCTGGCAGTTTTGACAAGCATGGTAGGTGGGGCGTAGGTGGGTGAGGCATTAACCGGGGTGATTGGCCCCGGCGTTTGGCTTAGAAGCTGGTGACGATGCGCAGTTCGTTGTTACCGGCACCGGTAGGCGGCAGCACCAGTTTGAAGTTATTCATCAACTTGCCATTGAGGTCGCCGTAGGCGGGGCTGATGAGCTGCACGCCAGGGGCGAAGATCAGGGTTTTGTTGCCAACAGTGGTACCGTGCACCAGGCCCATGCTTTGCAGGGTGTTGGCTTTGACGCTGGCCATGAAGGTCACGTCTTGCGCAGCGGTCAAATCGACCTCGAGGTCGCCAGTGATCTTGCGGTCCATGATTTCGACCGACTCACCGCCGATCAAGGGGATGAAGGGAGCGTCGACACCAAAGTCAAACGTCAGCTTGCTGTAGGGGGTGACGGTACCGGCCGCCAATGCCGGGGCCACAGTGGGCGCATGGGTGCAACCGAGCAACAAGTCAGCAGTGTTGGCATCAGAGACCACTTGCGGGGTTTTCCAACTGGTGTAATCAACGCCAGCCGGGGCATCAGCGGCGACACCGCCGTCAATGCCTTTGAATTGGAATTTGATCTTCGGAATGACGCCAGCGCTCAGGTCGAGTGAGGCGGTGCCACGGCAGCCCAGCAGTTTGTGCAACACGCCGTCAGCGTAGTAATACATGTCAACCCACTCAAAAGCGGTACTGATGGGTAGGTAGTCGACCCGCGTGAGGGCTACCAGTGTTTCGGCAAAACCGCAGGCGCGCAGCAGCGACCCCCAGGACGGCGCGATGCCTGCTGTGCCAGAGCCGACTAACTCAACACTGAAGCCGAGCGATTTAAAGGCGGTGCCGACCAGGTTTTCACTGGCGCCCATGTAGGCGCGGATGAAATTACGGTCGACGTTGGTCGCTTCCAGTGGCGTGAAGGACACGTCACTGGCCAGGATGGCGTTGGCAGCACCCGTGGGGATGATGTCAGTGCCATAGATGGCGCCGAGTTTGGCGAGGATGGTGGTGTTTTTAAGGCGACGTGTGGCCATGATTTACTCCTGAGTGGGGGTATTGGAAAGGGGTGCGGCGGCAACCGGGGTAGCCTCTACGCCAGCGCATTCGATCAGTGTGGTTTTGCCTGTGGCTGGGTCAAAGCGGTAGCTGCCGCCTTGGCCGAAGAAGGGGTGCTTGGGGTCGTCGACAGCGGCCTCGTTGGCGGGTTTGATGGGGAGAATGGTGGCCATGGGGGTTTTCCGATCAGGTAGTAATCAGGTTGGCAAAAGGGGTTCGGTGCGTCAAGGTAAACAGGCATTGGCAGGCGCCCAGCGTGGTGTCGGCTTCGTCTTCGGCCCATTGCATGGCGCCGGGGTTGATCTCGCTGATGAGGGCGCACAAAGCGGCATTGGTCAGCAGGCTTTGCTGCACACTGGCGGCGAGCAGGCTGGCGGCGTCAAAGGCTTTGAGGGGCACATCCCCCAACACATCACGCGCCAGGCATTCAACCCGGATGCGAGTGGTCCAGTCGACCGGGGCACTGCCGCCAATCAACGGCCGGGGCAGGCTTTGGTCAAGGAACACCCGTATCTGGCTGGCCACGTCTTGCGCCATAGGGCGGCGGCTGTCGCGCATGGTCTTGATGGCAACACCAGCCAGTTCGGCACTGGCGCCGAGGGCGGCCACGGCTGCGTCATAGACGATCAGTTGTGCGGTGCTGATCATGCCAGTTCCAATAATAAGGTGGACAGGCCGAAGCCGTCGGGGTTGTGCACAGCTACGGTGTAATTGACCGCATTGACAACTAATGCCATATCAACCACGTCAACCGGAACGTTCTGAGTAGCAAGAACCAAGGTAGGCTGGCTAGCCTGAATGTCTGAGCCCAGCAATTTGATGTTTTCCAACGGGTCAGAAAACAAGCATGGCAAGTCAACCCCGCCCATATTTACCAGCACATTGCCGAGCATGGGCGCAATGACGGCGTTCATGTCGGCGATGGCTTGAGCAAATAAAGGCAGAGCAGTCATGGTGCAGCTTCTTAAACCGTGGCGCCCAGGCTGGCGTTGACGCGGTACGGCACCGTGAGCGGGGCGCTTTGCAGCAGCAGCAGGCGAACGGCTGGGTCTTCTTCAATCCAGCTCTTGGAGAAGTAGGGCATGGCCTGAAAGCCAGCAGCCTCATCCTTGATGGCACCGTAGGCGCGCGTGCCTTCAACGTCTGCACCCAGAACCAGCACGGTGCGTGCGGGCAGGTAAGGTGTGAGCACCAGGGTGTCCGGGTGCTCATACCAACCGGCATAAACCCAGATGTCAAACGTGCCGATGTTGCCCATGTAGCGGCCGCCTTCACCAGTGACGGTGGGCACCAGTTGGTCGGTACCCCGGAAACGGTCCAGCAGATTTTGCACCTTGGTGCTGGCAGAGAACAGTTTCCAGGCCTCCACGTCCATGACCAGGGTGTTGGCGGCACTGGCGCTCTTTTCTGTAACCAGCATGGACCAGGTTTGCACGTCGTCCAGCGGTTCAACACCCGCAGCGCCCCACAGGGTGGCACCAGCCAGGGTGACTGTCAAAGCAGCATCCCGGCCAAAATCGACAACCTGGGTGGGGTACAAGTCGCCAGCCACAGTGACAGCCCCAGTACGCAGCGCCTCAACTGCCATGACCTCTTGCCGGCGTGTGAGCATAGCGATCTGGTCGATCAGGTTGTTAGTGAGTGCTAATTGCAGGCGCTGGGCAGGAGAGAGTTCGCCTCCGATACGCTCACCAATAGCCCGCTTGAAAGGTCGGCTGGAGTCAAATACGCGCTTGTCTTTGATGTAGGCCGGGGCGAATGTCTTGGTGGTATAACCCTTGTCGAGCACAACCTTACCGGCCACGATGGGCGCGACAAAGGGGGCCAGACGGCGCCGGTTGGAGTCCACGTCGAAGTGAATTTCTTCGCTGGTCTCCGTTTGGATGTTGCGGAAAAAGCTGTTCAGGATGAACGGTGCGGGGGCTGGCAGCGCGGAGATAACCCGGCTGAGTACGGCGGTGGAAAAGATGTCCATGGGAGTGGTCTTTCAGTAAGTTAAAGGGTGGGCTGGGCCTGGCTTAGCCGACAGCGGCCAGCAGGGTGATGCCTTTGGCGCGCAAGCCTTCAGCAATACTGGCGGCGCTGTGCCCGGCGCCGATGGTGAGGGCGTTGGTGGTGAAGTCGCCACGGGCATAGGCCAGCACGGCGACATCGGCCGCTGTAGCATCGACGGCCTCTGCCAGGATCAGGTCTGGCACTTCGCTACCATCAACGGCAGCGAGCAGAGATTCAATATATTTGCCGCTGGCGGTAATCTTGCCCAGTACCGCCCCTCGCGCAAGAACCTGACCGGTCAGGATGGTGACTTTTCGGCCTACCAGTAATTCATGGTTGCCAGCAATGAGGGCATCAGGGGTATAGGTGCCTTCGGTGGAAAAGGCGGCGTAGGTCATGCCAACCCCCAGCATGGACAGCCCACTAGCCATGTCAGGCATCGGCAAGGAGGTAATATGCAAGCCAGCAGCCTGCGCGCCAAGAGAGAGCGCGGCAATAGCAACAAGTGCCAGCACAGCGAAAATTTTGAAGTGTTTCATGATGTTTCCTGAGGGGTTGAGTGAGGGATTGAGTGCTGTGTTACGCAAAGCTGCGCATGGTTTCAAGCACCTGGGCGGCCATGGCGGCGGCTTCGGATTCGGGGCCGGTGTTGGCGCTGCCTTCAATGCCGTTGACGGCGGGGTTGGCAATACCCGCCATGGCTGCGGCGAATGGGCTGGCAGCGGCGGCAGGTTGCGCGCTGCCAACTGCAGCGCCGAGCATGGTGGCAGCTTGTTCAGCCGTCATGCCGGTGTCAATGCAGGCTTTGACAATGCCGGGCTGGGCGCTGGCGTTGGCGTGCGACTGGATGGTGCTGATGCGGGTGCGCTCAGTGGCGGCGCCTGCTGCCATGGCGCTGACGGTGGCCGAGTCAAGCTCGGATTGAGTAAAGGTTTTCATGGTGGGGGCGTCGGGTTGTGCCAAGGTGGCGGGGGCTTGCGGGTTGGCGGACAGTTGACCGCCTGGGGTGCTGGTTTGGCTCATGTGGGCTCCTGTGTCAGCGGTGGATGAAAGGGCGGTCTTTTGCCCGGTGGGAAACGTCTTGCTGCGCTTGGCGGCCAGCTCGGCGATGAGGGCGTCAGCGGTGCTGATGCGGTCAGCCAGGCCGACTGTTATGGCGGCTTGGCCCCGGTAGGTGGCAGCCTCGGTAGCGCGCAGGGCTTGTGGGCTGAGGTGGCGGGCGGTGGCCACAGCATCAATAAAGGTGGTGTACAGGCTGTCAATTTCGGCCTGAAAGTCGGCGCGCACAGCGGAACTGAGCGGCTCGAAGCTGTTGCCGTCGATCTTTTTGGCACCGGCAAAAATTTGGGTGACGCGCACGCCATCTTTGACAAGGGCGGCAGATACATCAACATGGCGCATCACAACACCAATGCTCCCGGCATAGCCGGTGCTGGTGATAGCCATCATTTCAGCGGCACTGGCACCCAGGTAACCAGCGCTGGCAGCCATGCCGTCGGCAATAGCGTAAAAAGGTTTTTTGCCGCGCAGGGCCAGCGCTTGTTCGGCGTACTGGAAGGCGCCTTGGGCTTCGCCGCCGGGACTGTCCCAGACTTGCAGCACGGCGTGTACATCGGGGTTGTCCATGGCGTGCGCCAGGTCGGCATAGATGCTGTTGTAGCCCAGTAAGGTGGTGCTGTCGGCTTCCATGCGGGTTTTGTGTACCAGTGCGCCATTGACATTGAGTACCGCTACGCCGTCGACCACTTGGTAACCAAGTTCAGAGCGTGGGCCTTTGCGGCTGGTGAAGAGTTCAGGCGCGAGCAGGCTGGTCGCTTGTTCGCCTTGCGCGAGGGGGGTACCCAGCAGGCGCTGGCCCAGGCCGGCAATGATGGCGTCGAGCTTTTGCGGGTGGACCAGCAGCGCCACATTGAAGATGCGCGCGGCCAGGTGCGGGTAGGCAGAAAAGTGACTCATTTGGCGGGGCCTTTGGCTTTGCGTTTGGCGGCGCGGGCGGCTGGTTTTTGGGCTGGTGCGGGTGCTGAATCAGCCGGGTCTTGTGTGTCATCCACAGGGGCGGTGTCGCCGGGAAAGGTGTCCGGGTTGTCTTCGGGGTCAACCACAGGGGCGGCGGCGGGCGCTGTCTGACTGGCTTGCGCGCCAGGCTGAGGCAGGCCGCGCTCGGCGCGCATGGCGGCCTCAATGGCTTGTTGGTCGAGGATTTCTTCGTAGTCTTCGCCCTGCTCTGCGCATTCTTTTTCAAGCGTGGACAGGCCGCAATCGATGCGGATTTGCGCGGCGGTGGCTTCCTTGACCGGATCAACCCAGCCACGGCCACCAAAGATGAAGCGCGCGCGCTGGTAGGCGTAGCGGTTCTGGTAGTAGTCGGGGGCCTGAATGTGGCCGTTGCCGATGGCTTCTTCAAGCCAGAGTTCGTAGACCGGGCGCAGCCAGGTGTCGGTGAGCCAGCGCCTGCGGCCGTTGAAGTAGCGCCAAGCCTCCAGCATGGAGGCGCGGGCGCTGCTGTAACTGGTTTTGCTGAAGTCTTTGAGCAGCAGCTCATAAGGCAGATTCATGCCAGCGGCAATGTGGCGCAGGGTAGCCAGCATGAAGGCTTCAAAACTGGGGTTGGGGCGGCCTGGGGCAACGGCATTGATGCGCGTTCCCGGTGGCAGTGGAACGATGCCGCCACTGCTCATCTTGCGGGTGGTGATGCCCATGGTTTTGGCAGCGGCTGTGTTTTGTGCCCAGGCTTGGCGTGGGTCTTGGCCAAACAGGGCACTGGCGCTTTCGGTGTCGAGGTCGGTTTCCAGAAACGCGGCGACCAGGCTGTTGCTGACGCTGGCTTGAAGTTCGTTGTGGGCGTAGTCGCCGGCCATGCGGATTTCACGCATGACGGCGCTGACCACGGGCTTACCGCGGCTTTGGCCGGTGCGCTCTTTGTCATGTAGGTGGATGACACGGCGCCGACCAAATTCGGTACGGGCCGGGACGCGCTCATATTCGGTATTGGTCATGGCGGCAAAATTGAAGATGTCGCCGGGGTGCTGCTTGAGGATGTAGTACGCCACCGGGGCGCCATAGGCGTCGAACTCGATGCCGCCACGAATGTCCGATCGGTGCGACAGCGCCAAGGGTGTTTGCAGGCGATCAGACTCGATCAGCATCAGACGAGTATTCCAATTGGCACCGGGGCGCGGTAGCCACAGCGGCAGCGCCAGGGCGTCGCCATTGAGCATTGCGCCCCCCAGAGCTTGCAGGCTCATGCCCAGCAGGTTTTGGGTATCAGCGGCGTCGCATTCAGTGGTGTCGCCCCAACTGCGGAATTTGCTCTCGGTGGTGTTGGACCACTCGTGCGCCTGTTCGCGGCTCCAGCCCAGCAGGCGGTAGTCAGGGGCGGCGCTCAGGCGCAAGACGGCGCCGATGATGTTGTCGCGCAGGGTTTGCTGGGCGCTAGCCATCAGGCCGTTGTTGCGCCCCAGGTCGCGCGAGCGTGCCGTGAGCATTCCCAGGTCGGGCAGCAGGTCGGCATCGGCGCTGTAGGCGCCGGGCATCCAGTCAGACAGATTGGGCTCGCTAAAGCTAGCTGATTTGTGGCTGTTCAGGCTGGTGCCAGGTGCTGCGGCATCCCCGCTCGCCAGCGCCGCACTAACGGCGGCGCTGGCGCGACTGGCGCGGCGGGGTTTATTGGGGGTGGCCAGTGTTTGCATGGCCTAGATGACGTAAAACGTCCGGTTTTGCGCCGAGCGGCCTTCACGGCGGTCTAACTCGTTGTCGATGGCGGCGATTTCACGCTTGATGTCAGTGGTGCGCTGGGCGTACTGAGCGCGTGTGCCACCGTGGTCAATCTCGGTCGGTTGTGTCAGCCGCTTGTGCAGGGAGTCGCGCAGATCGGCGCGCTGCGTGGTGAGTTGTTCGGTGGTGTCGCGGCTGTAAAGTCCCATAGGGGTGGACTTTGCCGGGGTGGGAGGGAAATGTTAAGAGGAACTATTTCACTATTTTGTTTCACTACTGATGTTTTCTTGACACCAGATGGTTAACTTTGCAGAAGCAATGATATTTCTGATTTGCTTTTCACTCAAGCCATGCTTGTGCGCCAGTTCGCCGTAGTTTCGGCCATCGAATTCCTCAACAATCTGCAGGTTTCGGGCCTTGGCATTTTGTGTAGTAGCACTGGCGATGTAGATGGTGGTGCCGCCCAGACAAGCAACGATGCGACTGGTGAGCGCTGCGGCCATGTCGCTCGCACAGGCAATTCCAAAACGCACAGCAATGTTCTGGGCCTCGCGCTCGATGATGTCAAGGGGCTGGAGTTCAAGGGTTTTTTGTTGGATCATGGGGTGTATCAGGCGAGTGAGTAAAGGTTGGCAATGACAGCGGGGTCGTCCAGGTCGTAATAAGGGGCTGCGGTATCAAAGTTGTTGGCGGTACTGCTGGTGGCAATAGGCGGAGGCGCAGCCATCGGCAGGGCCAGGGGCTGATGCATACCACTGGCCACAGCTACCGGTGTAGTGGCAACTGCTGGCATAGCCCGCTCAAACAAATTGGGTTCAACCTGCGCTTCAAGTTGCCGCCATCGGCGCTCGTCATGGCGGTGCAGGTCGAGTACATGGCTGATGAAGATGGAATAGACGGTGCCGTCAAGTGCCTCATTGCGCTGCTTTTTGGGGTTGACCCAGCGGTATTGGTCGCCGCTGGCGGTGCGGGCGAGCACGCGCACCTCGGCCGTCAAGCCTTTGTAGAACGCTACCGGCAAGTCGGCGCTGAAATGCACGTAGCCGGGGCCGGGCTGGGTGACTTTGAGGCGGCCAAAAAACAGGTCTTTGGCGGTGTCGGTGCCGACCATCCAGAGTTTGACGCCGCGTTTGACGATGCGCCCGGCGTGGTTGATGTCTTGGTACGCGCCTTTGCCTTTGATGGCGTCGCCTTGTTTGCTGGAACCCTTGAGGGCGATCAAGCGCATGGGGCTTTTGTTGGCGTAGGCGTGGACAAAGCTGTAGGCCTGGTGGGTGAAGTGGCCACCGGTGTCGACCCCAGCCCCGGCGATGCTGATCAGCGCCCCGTTTTCGTGTTGCAGTGGGGTTTGTAGTACTTGCCAGAGTTTGTGCCAATCTCGCTCATCAGCCGGGTTGGCGTCCAGCACGATGTAGCCCACTGCCCACATTTCTTCGCCCCGGCCAAAGGCCCACAGGATGATTTCAAAGCGGTTGTCTTGCACGTCAACCCCAGCAGCGACAACCAGCCCGGCGGCGGGCACGGTCAAGCAGGGGTAGGCTTCGGCGCGGCGCTGGAGCACATGGGCCTCGGCCTTTTCTACTTCGTCTTCCCAGGTTTGGCCCAGGGTCTCATTGATGAAGGCTTTGAGCGGGCCGCGCATGCCGTTTTTGTTGGCGGTTTGGGCATCCAGAAACTCACGCACCACCGAGCCCCAGGTGACTTGCGGGCTGATGGCGGTCCAGCCGTGCAGGCCGACATGGCGCGGTGCCAGGCAGGGCGTGCCGTCGCCGGTAGTCCATTGGCTGGTGGGTTTGTCGGGGTTGCTGGCGTCATGGGTCAAGCGCCACAGGCCGCAGTCACTGACCCAAGCGCCAGAGTCGGCCACTTTGAGGTATTGGGCCTGCGTGTAGCCTTGCAGGCAGTGCGGGCAGACGTGGCGCACGCTGGTTTCGGGCGCTTCAATGTCCCACTTGAAACCGTGTTGCACGGCTTTGCCGCCCCACTGCAACGGGTGTTCAACACCGCAGTGCGGGCAGGCGCACTGATACGTCATGCGCACAGTGGCCGCGGCCATGCGGTTTTCAATGTGCGACAAGCCTTTGATGCGCGGGGTGGTGCCGCAAATCAATTTAGGGAAGGTGGCGCCTTCCAGGCGTTTGTGCGCCAGTGTCCAGGGGTCGCCGGCTTTTTCGATCTCCCAATCAAAGCCGTCGAGCTCATCCAGAATGGCTACAGCAATGGTCAGGCGGCGGAAGTTGCCAGCGGCTTTTCCCCCGCGCAGTTTGAGCACCGAGCCGAGGAACTTCTTTTGTTGCAGGGTGTTGCTTTTGCTTTTGGCCAGCGCTTGCGGAAAGACTTCGCGCATGATGCGCACGTCGCGCAGCATGGGTTCGACTTCGGTTTTACAAAAGTCATCGCTGTCGTCGTCGGTGGGCTGCCAGACGGCCTGGTTACGCCGACGGTGCTGACCGGTGTAGCCCATCATGGCGAGCAGGCATTTGGTGTAACCCAGGCGCGCAGATTTTTGGAAGTCGACTTCCTCAATGTCGTCATTGCTCATGCAGTCCATGATGCCGATCTGGTAGCCAAAGGCGCGCCACTTTTGCGTTTTCTGGCTCGATTCGGCGGACAGGTAGAAGTGTTTGGCCGCCCACTGGGACAGGCTCAGGGGCTCAGGCACCTTGAGCGCCTCGAGCCCGCGCGCTACCGACTCGCGCAGCGACTGGCGCAGCTCATGGGGGAGGTGCGGCCAGAGTTGGGCTAAGGGGATGGCGGGGTTTTGACTCACGGCGCGGGTTAGGTGAAGTCGAAGGCAGGTTGATGGCCTTGGCGCCGGGCGCTGTCGATGCGGGCACGGGCGATGGCGATGTAATCTGCGTCACGCTCAATGCCGATGTACTGGAAGCCTTCAAGCACTGCAGCGCGTCCGGTGCTTCCGCTGCCCATAAAGGGGTCGAGCACGATACCGCCTTTGGGTGTGACCAGGCGGCACAGGTAGCGCATCAGGTCGGTGGGTTTGACGGTGGGGTGGTGGTTTTTGCGGGCTTGTGCGCCACGGTTGCGCGGGTTATCGCCACCGGGGTCGCCTGCTTTGCGGGTTGGGTCTTGCTGCACACTGGTGGCGTTGTACATTCCCTCGTTTCGATCTTCGCTGCTGGCTTTGGCGCAGTAGAAGAAGCGGGCGGCGGAGCCGAAGTCATTGCGCGCAGCGGTCGGTATGCGGCCGTATTCACCATAGCAGTTGGTGTTGTCGTCCCCGGTATGGCTTGATTCGGTACCGCGCACGTCGCCTTGTTGCCCTGCGGATTGAGGGAATTCCGCCAGCACTTCGGCGCTGCCGTCGTGGATCAGGTTGGCGGGCCAGCGGCCAAGGCCATTCGGATTGCGTTCACCACTGCCGTCTTTCGGCATATAACTTGAACTTCTATCATCAGCCGCATTTGCATTCGCGTATCCATTCTGCTGTCGATAAAGTGGGTTTGTTGCTGGGTCTTTTGTGTCTTCGTAATCTACCCTGCAGCCATCAACATTCAACGCACCGGCACCGTGCTGCAACACATTCGCCGCCACTGTGCAGGCAAACGGTTTACGCGCCAGGGTGATGGGTTCGAGCGCGGGTTTCAGGGCGGTTCCCCAGCCTTGCCATTGTTTGGCGGATTCGGTGGAGGGGGCGGTGATGTCAAGTTCAATCTCACCCCGATTGGCTTGCGTCCAGACGTCTTGCGCAAAGGTTTGCGAGCCGCCGATACCGGCTTTGGTGCGCGTGCCAGTCACTTCGCGCTCTGCCCCCGCAGCCTTGTCAATCGCCTTGCTAACGTCCAATGACTTCGGGAAGCCTGAGCCATAGACCCAGGCGATCATGTCGCGGATTTCAAACCCGGCGTCTTCAATCCGGCAGGCCATGCGGTGCTGGGTGCGGGTACCGGCAAAGGCCAGCAGGTGCCCACCGGGCTTGAGGACACGCAAGGCTTCGACCCAGACCGCCACGTCGGGCACGTCATAGTCCCACTTTTTACCCATGAACGACAGGCCATAAGGCGGGTCGGTGACGATGGCGTCAACGCAGTTATCAGGCATGGCACGCAGCACATCCAGGCAGTCACCCAAGTGACATTGATTGAGCCAGAAATTCATGTCAGCTTGCGCGGCGGCATCTGCAGCGCTGGCGGTGTTGGGTGTGGCGTTGGTGGTCATGGTAAAGAGGCGTTGGGGCCGTCGACCCATTGGCAGAGATAGCCCAGGGTCAAACATAAAACGTTGGCAACAACAAGCAACGCGACGGCGGCAAACAGGGCGATCTCAAAAGGGAAGACAGCCAGGTGGCGCAGGGTTTTCATGCGCCCTCGCCTTCTTCGTCATCCATAGCGGTGAGGCTGGCCAGGCTCATGTTGGAGGCCAGGTTGAGCACTTCAAAGACGATGGTTTCTACCAGTTTGAGGTCGTCTCCGGTCAGGTGCGGGCAGCGCATTTTGAGTTGCACGACCAGTGATTGAAGGTGGTCGCGGATTTGGCTGGCAACGTGGGCGATGATTTGCTCAATCAGGGTGACGGCGGCGTATTCGCGGCGGTCTCTAGCGAGCTGGATTTCATTGCGTTCGCGCGAGACCTGGGTGGCTTTGGTGCGCTCGCGGGCCAGTTCACCGTCGGCGCCGCGGCCAGCCGCTTGTTCGCGCAGGTGCTCACAGTAGTCGAGCAGCCAGTGGCGGGCGGTTTCGCCGGGTTGCATTTCGCCGCTGGCGAGGTGGTCGCTGACGGCTTGCTGGCTAACGCCCACGAGTTCGCCAAATTGCTGCTGGGTGCAGGTGTCGTCGAGGTTCATGGCGCGGCCCGACTCAAAGCGAAGTCGCAGGACTCTTGCCAGCGCTGGTTGCCTTTGGCCGCAATGGTGTCGGCGATGATTTTGGGCATGTCCAGGCGCTTGTCATAACTGGCTTTCCGCACAAACTTGAGCATCTGCAGCAGTTTGTGGCCCGGTAGGTGTCGGTACACGCCAGGGGGCAGCCAGCCGCCGCCTTTGGCTGCAGTGTTTTTACCGGGTGCGATACAAAACATTTCGACTTGAACACCGAGTTTGCGGGCGCGCTTTTGGCTTTTTTCGTAGATTGATTTGCCTGTTGCGAAGGGTGTGCCTTTTTTGATCTGCAAGATGTTGATGATTTGCTTGTAGACGCTCCCGGGTATATTTCCGTTGGTGTCGACTGGCATAGCTTTGCCAGGCGTAGTGACCCATCCAGGTGGTAAAAAGCCCGTTCGCATCAACAAGACTTCAATCTTCTTTTGGTGCCGCGAGGGCGTACCCTGCACACCAGGGAGTAAATGTTCATTAAGGGATTTGCCCATGTCTTCCTGCGATTTTTTGAGGTAAATGCGCGACTCTTGGGTCTTTGGTGTGGCCATGTCGAAAGCCGGGGCGCGCAGGGTGAACAAGGTCGGCCCCTTGAATGCCACCGGCATCTGCGCGATGATTTCGTCTTTGGCATCTTTCGCCAGCGCGGTCAGCGTCTTGGCCATGGCAAAGTTCACCTGACGCGGGGCGATCTCGCCGAAGTCTTTGGCCGCCTGCCTGAAATCAACAGAGTGAGTGAGTTCCATATCAGTCTTAGGTTTGTCGCAGCACATCCGCAACATCAACCCCAATACTGACTATGGGCTCCAGTGATGTAAAACCCCCCCTACCGCAAAAAAAGCAAGTTATTTTTTGATGTGTTGGGTTTTTGCCCGGCGGCAGCAGGGTGATTTGCTACTTTTTCCCAGCAACGCCCGGGTGATTTGTTAACCAATGAAGCCCGGTCGGCTTTTCAGTGGCGTGATTCAGGTCGTTTTTGATCGGCAACACATGGGCTGCTTTGTTGTCGGAGGCGCTTGAGTGGCTTTTTACTACTGTCGCCGGGCTGGTTTTGTTGCCGTAGCCGTGCTGGTAATGTGGCATTGCCGGTACAACCCCCTTGCACCCGCCCCGCATCTAGCCAATCTTCGCCGTCGAATTAACCCCCGAGGGGGATACCCCTGGGAGTACCTTTGCATACTGGGTGGGGTATGCGGTTATGCACAGGCTCAGGACGCTATGAAATCCGGGTTGTGGACAAGTTGGGGACAGGTTGACACGGTGCAACGCGCCTATACAATGCAGCCATGACAAAGACCACCACCACACCAGACCCAGACACCGCACCAGGCAGCGCGAGCACTGGCACGACACCTGGCATCGCGAGCACTGGCACGACACCAGGCAGCGCGAGCACTGGCACCACAACACCCGGCACTGCCAGCACATCGGGCGCCTACGCTTATCAGGCGCGCGAGCTGCTGCAGCCGACACCGGCCCAGGTGCGAGCAGCGCGCCTGCTTTGTGGCCAGACCCAGGCTGCAGCGGCGGCGCTGGTGTATCGTGACGACTCCGCCCGCTGGCGCGCTTGGGAGCGCGACCCCAGCCAGGCTGGACGCATCATTGATCTAGCCATATGGGAGCTGTACCTGATCAAATCAGGACTTAGGGTAAACACCTAGAAAATAAATTGTGCTTTGCCTATTGACAATAGGGGCAATGCACCTAAGATATGGGACATGCAGGCGATCAGCTTGCAAGCCCTGCCAGGTGGCGCATCTGGTGAACTTTAGGAGTCGAATTATGCGAATCAGAATAACACCCAAAATGATAGTCCTACGTTATACGGACTACAGGACGAAAGTGAGCGCAAATGAAGAGCGCCACGGACCGGCCGATGTTTATTTTTTGATCTCTGATTTTAATAAAGCTGTTGCTCATTACGGATGGGGATCAGGTCGCCTACCGACAGACACCGTAAAACATATGGGGGACACTGTGCCGCTGATTGAGGTTTTATCTGACAGCATCGACCCAGTAAGAGTGCGTTATCTGTAACTGCAGCGCTTAGCCCTGCTGGCCAGGGCTAATCAGTGCAATTTGCACCACCACCGCAAGCGCAGCGCTTGCATACTTTAGGAGTTCGCATCATGACAACTTACCGAATCGACGGCTTTAAATTCAACCGAGCAAATCTCAAGGGGATTGACGCGGATTGTGTGAAGGGGTTAAACGCTTTTTTGGCCAGCCGTGAAGCGATGATTAACAGCATCACTACCGAGTCTTATGCCTGCGCTGGTGGCCCGTTCCACGGGCAATTGATCGAGTTGGAGACCACCAGTGGTAAGGCTTGCAGCGCGGCTCTGAGTTTTGGCAAGTGGTCAGGGTTTTACGAAGTAATCGAACATAAAGAGGCGACAACTGGGGCTTATTTTGCCGCTGTCTGGCGTGGCAATGAGGCACTAGCGCCACAGGATGTGCAGTTCTACGGATTGACCAAGGCGCCCAAAATTGCTAAATCGAATACGCTAAAAAAAGGGTTTACCGAATTGGATGAATTTTTGGCCCGTATGGCCGAAGACCCAGAAACGACGACACACGCCGGGCAAGAAATGGCAATTTTTAGAATTGGCCGGTCGACGTATCGGGTACTCAATACACCGGCGGTAATTGAACGTCTGCGGGCCAACATACTTAAAAACAAAAAATGGTTTGCAGATAAGTTCCTGCAGACTGCGCGCCCGGCGCAAAGCGCCGAAGACATAGCGCGTGACCTTGCACAGGTGGCGGCGATTGATACAGCCGCCAGCAGCGCTGCATTGTCCGAATTGGGCACAGTCGACACCAGCACAGCAGCGCAGGATGACACGCGCGAGCTGGCCACAGTTGACGCGGACGAATGTGCCGCGGTTTGCGAATATGGCGGGCAGGATGGCAGCGGGCAGACTATCGGCCATGGCAGCACCCCACCAGCAGCGCGCGCCACAGCAGCGCCAGGGCAGCAGATCAACAGCAAGTCGGGCCATTGGCGCGCACGCTTTTATATTGGCCAGGATGGCGCGCCACGGATGGCGTTTAGTGTGGCCAGCGGCGCCGAGGGGGATTGGTCTTTTGAGTCCGGCCGCGAGCGTATGAAAGCGCTGCAGGTGATAGCCAAAAATGCCGACACGGCCGCGCGCCAGGCGGCACCCGTGGTGCCAGCGCAGCCGATAGACCCGGCGGCGCAAGGGGTATTCACCAGCGCAAACGCACCAGGCGAACAAATCCCCGCGCCGGTATCCTCTGGCCAGTTTGAAAGCAAACCCGACACCGAAGCCAACCGGGTCGGCCTGGGCGTGTACTACCGGGGCGACTATGCCAACGCGGGCGGCAGCGGCGCCATTACCGCAGTTGGTCAATCTAACTATTACGGCGCTACAGTGGATGTAACGCTGGAATCTGGCGTGCAATGGCGCGCGCTGCGCTGGATTGATTTTGACGGCGCGGCGCGCTCCTCATTCAGGCTTGACGGCAAGATGCACGGCGCGCCCTATTTGGCGCAACTGGCCGGCGCTGCGGCGACCGTCAAAGCACAAGCCAGCGCGGCCCAAGAGCAGGCCACCAAAGCGCACGCAGCGGCGCTGGTGGATCTGGTGGCACAGTATCCGCAACTCAAGCGCTCCGAGACCAGCTACGCGGGCGGTAAGCTGGCGGCCGTCAATATGCGGACCTTGTTAAAAGCGGCGTTCAAAGGGATCAAATTCAGCGTGACCAGTGACTACGACAGCGTTCGCGTGAATTGGACAGACGGCCCCACCGATGCCGAGGTAAACGCCATTATTGGACGCTTTGACATTGGCGCCAGTGATATCCAAACAGATTATTTTTATACCATCAGCACCGCGTTTAGTGAATTGTTCGGCGGCTGTCAATACCTGAGTACCAGCCGGGCGCTGAGTGATGCCTTGATTTTACGTGCGCTTGGTGAATACTACCCGGACGCGAGCACGCGCCCAAGCCTTGAAGACTACCGCCATGGGCGCGGCGGGCTTGATTATTACGACAAATGCGGCGAGCGGCACCGGTTTGATGTGTACATTAACGCAAAAATAACCGCGCCGAAGGCTGCGGGTTGATTGCCCGGTTATTGGGCTTATTTTGATGGAGAAACACGATGACACTTGACAAGAAACAAATGACAGAGCAGGAACAGGTTGAATCTGGCCGAGCGATGCTTACTGCCGCACTTGAGGCACTTGGGGAATTTCCTGACGATGTTGACAAAGAGGACCAAGACGAAACAGCGCGGCGCGTGATTCTTGCGCTGGTTGCAGCTGAAAAGGCTAACCGAAGCGAGGAAAAGAGGTTCAGTGATTTATACGAAGACCGCCAATACATAAACACCGAGCCACATGAGGCTGTGTCCACTGCGTTTTGGATGTGGTCTGAAAAAATTGATCTTGAGATTAGTGATGTTTCAGCATCATCCGTGGCTGGGGCGCGATACCTTGGATTTGCGCAGGGCTTAGCTGCTGCACGCGCAATGACAGAAGCGCTTGACATGCTGACCCATGGCTCAGAGTTCGCCTTTACCTCAAGGGGTGCTGAGCACTTGGCCCCGAAGCCAGATAACGCCATAGAGCCAAGCCAGGTGGTGGCATAAGTCCAAGCAGCATAGATGCCGCGCTGCGCTCGCCATAGCGGGCCAGGCGCGGGTTTTACCTTTGCTGGTGTACTGACGTCAGCAGCGGCAAGATTGACGATTTTTAAGGGGTAAATGATGTCTACCAACATGACGGGCGCCGAACTGCAAACGCTGCGCGAGGGGCTTGGGCTCACGCGCGACGATTTGGGCAACCTGTGCCAGGTGGCTGGGCGCACGATTAAGCACTGGGAAAATGGCCGCGCGGGCGTGCCGGGTGACGTGGCGGCACTGGTGGCGCAGCTTGAGAGCCGGATACTACAAGCTGTTGCAGCGGAGATTTGCAACGAAGCGCCGGGGCTGGTATTGGTGCGCTACCGGCCAGGCGATGCGTGGCGCTATTTGCGCACGCTTTACGATTGGTTGCCAATGGCACCCAGTAAAACCAGCGAAGCCCAAGCGCAGGCGGTAGCAGCCCTGCATGGGGCAATGATTGTTCGATGGCGAGCAGCGCAGGCCAACACGGCACGCGCTGGGACTATGGAGCGCATCGTCTGGATGGATAGCGCAGCTTATGAGGTATGGTGCCAGGCGCAAGGCTTGCTGGATAACGGGAGCAGTCTGTCTCAATGGGCAGCGGGCCAGGTGGCAGCGCAGGCACTGCCGCACCGAGGCGACCAGCCGGCGGATTAATTCAGGGGGGTATCGGGTGCGGCGATCAAACCGCCAGGGTTAAAAGGCGATGCCCCTATCCTCTGGCCAGTTTAAAAGAAAAACGGCGGGGGTATGGGGGTGCCAGAACAAGGCCAACTGGTCAAACCCTTGTTACCTACCCTCTGGCTAGTTTAAAAAGAAAATGGCGGGGGTATGAGGCCGGTGGAAGGCGCCCAGGGGCAAAAACCTTGTGGGCGTATCCTCTGGCTAGTTTAAAACTATTTTTACCAGGAGTTGATGATGAACTTTACAACCGCGTTGATGGTCTCTGCTGTGCTGCTGTCGGTGTATTTTTTGCCCTCTATCGTGGCTTATAGCCGGGGCCATTACAACGCTACATCCATTGCCATGACCAACTTGCTGCTGGGCTGGACGGGCATCGGCTGGATTGTGGCTTTGGTCTGGTCGGTGTCGGCTTTGCCAGCAGCCAAACCGGTGCTTGATCAACCGACATAAATGGCCCGCATTGGGGTTTGACGCTGCACTTGGCAGCGCTGCGGGCCGACCCTTGGCACTTGCTCTGCCAGGCGAAGAAGTGCGCTTCGCAGGGTGACCGGTCATTTACCCCTGACCGGGCGCGGACAGATAACGCGCAATGCTGGGGTGGATTCATTCGGTGTCGCTGTCCAGTAGGCCGCTGCGCACGGCAAACGCTACCTCGTCGAACGAGAGCGCGGTTTCACCCTCGCTGGGGCGTCTGATGCCGACACTTTGGCCGGGCCAGGGGGTGGCACTGTCGCCGCCTGCGGGGTGCTGATGGCCAGTGTTCCTGCTGCCTGATGCGCTTTGACCAATGCCCTGATCTCGGCCTCGCTGTGGCCATACTCGACCCAGATAGCCAAATTGGCACGGCGGCGCTCTGAGCAGCTTTGCGCGCTGATCGGCAGGGTAGCCAGGTACTGGATGATGCGTGCCCCACAGTGCAGACAGGCGGGGCTGAATTGTGGGTAGCGCGGAACCTCTTTGGTGATTTGGCAGGGTTGGCATGGTGTCACGCCGTTAGGCCCAAAGCAGCCTTGGCCATGGTTTTGGCTGTGGGGTTAACGCGCTCACCGGCAGCCACTTTAGCCATGATGCGTTTGGCCCAGGCTTTGGGGTCGATGGGTTCCACAGCGCCGGGCTGGGCGACTTTGGCCAAGGCAGATCGGTGCTCTAGGGTGCTGGCATTCATGCGGACGCCTTTTGTGGTGCGAACTGCTGAGCGCGCGCCACACGCACCCGTTGGGTGTAGTTGCTGAAAAGCTCAACCGTGGGGTTATTGCACCAACCCCCGATACCCAGGCGCTGACCTTCGGACTCAATCGACGTTCGGCTGTTATCCCACTGCGTAAGGGCCACAGAGGGGGCCGCTGCCACAGCAGTTGCCTCGCTGGACTGGCGTCGCACAATGCCGATGATGTAGGGTAAATCGGTTCGGCCTTTTCGCTTTGCCGTTTCTACCGCCGACACAAACGCCAACGCAGGCACACCGCCGTCAAGCAGCCGAAGCACAACGGGGTTTCCGACCTGTGCGTCGGTGATACCCGCCTGCTGCAACTGCGCCACCAGCGGTGCATCTCGCGCCTCAGACCCGTGTGATAACGGGGCCTCGGGGGGTTGGTTGGTTTCTGAAAAATCAACACACACACTGGCCACAGCCTCGCGCCCGCCTGCGCTCGCGGTGTGTGTTTCTTTCTCTGTATCTGTATCTGTATCTGTATCTGTATCTAGCACCGTTACCGATGCGTTACCGAGTTTTTCCGCCTTTTTCCGTTCTTTGAATCTGCGTTGGCGGTCGGAATTGGTTGGGTCAACATCGCTTTTCATCTGCCGCTCGTCCCACGCTATGGGTTGATAGGTTTTCGCGTCGATCAAGCCCATACGCGACAAGCGGGTAATTACTTTTTCCAACTCAGAGCAGGTCAACCCCAGTTTGAGCGCCACCTTGCGCTGCATCATTTCAAAGTCATCGCCCGAATCCAGGATGCCCTTGCCCTTGATGCATAGTAGCGCGGTAAAGTGCCAGCGGTCTTCAAAGGCCAACAGGCCCAACTTTTCATCATCAATGATTTCGGTGTACAAGCGCAGCCAGGGCAACGGTTTGATATTTTGGCTCATGCTGACAACCGGGTTTGCTGTGCAACTACCGAATATGTTTTTTGCATTCGGTTTGTTCCCAAATAAACCCGCTCCCCTGAAAATGCGATTTTTTTTGCCACACAGAGCTTTAAAAGTGGATCAGAAAACGTACTTGGGGGCTTGTATTTCCCGATGATTTTTTCATATTGGTCGGCAATTTCGCTCGCCGTCATAGAGCGCACGCCTTGGCGCTGCATCATCACCAAGATATTTACAATTTCATCCTGGAGTGTTTTGTGGGCTTTGTTCCCAATTGCAGAAAATGACTGTGATTTAGTGTGCACATCACTATCTGATTTTGGTTTGATGCCAGCATAAAACTGTTGCTCAGGGGTTAGTAACATGGCAGTCTCCTTTGAAAAAGATATTGCAGGGGATTGGGTCAGCGCCACACCTGGCGCATGAGGGCCAGCGCATCCAGCGGGGTGGGCTCGCTGGGGGCGTCAAAACGTGCAGCGGCGTACACCGCCCGGATGCAGCATGGAAAGATATTGCGCGGTGCCTGCACGCCAAGAACCTGCACCAGCCCGGCGCGGCGCATATTAGCCAGCGTGCAGCGCACCTGACTCTCAGGCAGTCCGCTGTGGCGGGCCAATACATCAAACGTGCCGCAATGCCCTTGGTGCAGCAGTTGCAACAAGTGGCGCCGGGCCTCGCCAATGGGGCGCATCAGGCGGCCAGTGATTTCGCCACGTAGGGCACAACAAAACCCGCCATTGGCACCGACGCGCGCGGCTGGTGAAAGAATACCCGCTTGTCCAATGTGTTGTCATTGTGAAAGCGCGCCGGGGCCTCGGTCTTCATCTGCTCAACCAACTGGTCCAGGTCATAGGTGTCGCTGCGCCGGGTACGAATCTCTAGCGCACATTGCTTGAGGCGTTCGGTTTGATCGAATAAGCTGATGGAACGAGGCATGGCGAGCTTTCTTTGGGTGGGTTGAAAGGCGGCAACTTGCGAATTTGCAAAGAAGCGATTTATTTCAAGGGTCATTTTTTAGCCCCTACTTGGTCTACCAATGGGCCTTTAAACCCCATGATGGAACGGCGACTATTGGCCACATGTTCACCAAATGTTTCGCCATACAAATCCATGTAGATCAGGTCGCGCAGGTACTCGGCCTTGCGGCAACCAGCGCGGCACGACTTAACCAGCAGGTCGTCGGCGGCGTAATCGGGTACGGTGGTTTTCTCAACCACGGTGGGGCTGTGGGTGCGGCTCATGGCTTAGGGGTTGGTTGTGGTGCTGTGGGTAGTGGCGGGGGTGGGCTTGCCAAGCGCCTTAAGATGCGAGTTCCTCAACACGCGAACGAAAGGCAAGCCCTTGAAAATCAAACTCATCCAGGAAAACACGCTGTCCAGCGTGCAAATACAGGCCAGCTTGACTGCGGCGGAAATGGACGCGCTGATCAGCGAACTGGCACAAGCGAGATCACAAATGAATCCGTCAGTCTCACAAAGCAGACCCGACCCACGCGACCCGCTGGCAGCAGGAACGCCGGTCAGCATGGAAGATTCACCGTCCATGATGGCGGTGCGGCTGCGCGACGGGCGCATCCGCTTTTGGGCGCGCAGCGCCGGGTTTGGTTGGCTGGCGTTCAACCTGAGCACAACCGACGCAATGGCAATCAGGGACTACCTGGTGGCCAATGTGGATGGCGGTGCATCCGACCTCTTCGGCCAGGGCGATATGCAAAGGCACTGAGCGGAACGTCATTGGGGCACCTGCCCTACCGCTTGGGTAGCTGGTTGGGAAAGGGTGGGGGCCAGCTCGGGCCAAATCTTTTGCCAGTCGTTGGGGCGCAGATCACGGCGGGTGACGGCCCCATGGGTTGCCGCTTCAATACCGGCGCAATGCTCAAGGGGAATGTTCCCCCGAGCCCTCCAGTTGCTTACGGCACTTTGAACCACACCAATGGACGCCGCCAGCTTGCCAACACCCCCAGCGTGAGAAATAGCTCTATCAAGTTGATTCATGGCTGCATTCTAATCACGTTCGTGATTGTTATGCAACACCTTTGTGATGAATATATTTAAGACAATCACAACCGTGAAAACACTTAAAGAAAGATTGATCTACGCCCGCGAGCTGCGCGGTCTCACACAAGGCCAGCTAGCCAGGGACTCAAAATGCTCTCAATCGGCAATTGGGAATGTTGAGAGCGGCATAAGAGAAACGCTTAAAAATGTTGTGATGGTTGCTAGGGCATTGGGCATTTCAGCCGATTGGCTTTATGACGGAAAAGGACCTGAGCCAAACAAATTTTCAGCCGTACCAACAAGACATCAACACTCGGTAAGTGACTACAACACGAATGAAAAATGGCCTTTTAAAACTGTCAGTCCTGATATTTTTGACCTACTGCTTGATACCGAAAAAGACCACATAGAAAAAGACATTTTGATGCGCGTACAAAACCGAGGTGATCCGCAAAAAAACAAAACGCCCGCGAATTATTCATACGGTACAGGCCCAATTTGACCTGTTTTCAGCGCGTATTTACTGTTTTCAATCGCACAAAAACAGCCGGGCGACGGCGTTGGAAATTAATAAAGGCACCCCGTGGAAAACTCAATAGCAATAGCAAAATCACAAGCTCACCAACGCGTCACAAAAGCCATTGAACACGTACTTGGCATGGTCGAGGGCATGATTGCCGACAACCACCTGCATGATCTTGAAATCAAAATGCTTGCTACCTGGCTATCAGCCAATCCGGAAATCATTGATATTTGGCCGGCCAGTGTGATTGCTCGTAAAGTCAGTGACGTGTTGGCTGATGGCGTCATCACCGAGACCGAGCGAAGCTATTTGCTTGAGGTGCTTAAGGAGATTATTTCCAATAACTTTTCCGAAACCGGATCAGCCTCACCAGAGGCATCTACCCTGCCCATTGACGACTGTGTAACGGTCGATTTCAGAAACGCCGGGGTTTGCATGACTGGTGAATTCATTTTTGGCACCCGCGCAGCTTGCGAGCGACTGACCTTAAAAGCGGGAGGAATGCCATTGGACAACGTATCAAAAAAGGTTGATATTTTGGTCATTGGTACCAGGGTGTCAGTAGACTGGGCGCATACTAGTTTTGGCCGCAAGATTCAAAGGGCGGCGGAGCTTCAGGAACAAGGCCATCCTATTGAAATTATTTCTGAGAGGCGTTGGCTTGAGGCGGTAGGGTAAATCAAAAAAACCCGTTAAATGCGGGTTCATCGTTAAAGGAGTCACACAATGTTTCGTCGCGGTTTTTTGGTGGTTGGTCTATTGGCTATGTCGGCATCGGTATTTGCGCAAAGTGACAATTTTCCGGATCGCAAAGCCATTGTGCTCAACACATGCCCTTACGTGGAGTTGTCTGGGTTTTCGTTTCGCAATGTTCACGAAGATCGCGGCACCCGCTTTCACCAGGATATGCGCTGGAAAAATGTGGGAACCAAACCGTTGTCGGCGTTTGAAATCGTGGTGCTCAAATACGATGCTTTTGACCAGCGCGTGATCGGCTCGCGCTGGACCGTGACTGGCTATAACAGTGCCGACTGGAGTCATCTTGAACCGAGTCAGGAATCTGGTGATGGCACCCGCAGTTATGGATCAGAAGAAATCATGACCGCTATTGCCTATGTGCGTGCTGCCCGTTTGGAGGATGGCACCGTATGGCGCATCAATGAAGCTGAACTGACACAAAAGCTAAAGCAGGTGGCCCCCGGAATTAGAGACTTTGGCAATACTAAGCCAGATGCTAAGCCCGCACCCGAGCCAAAATAACTCAATTTTTAGCAACCATTGACTTTGCTCAATAACCCGCCGATAGCGGGTTATTTGTTGTCTAAAAAATAAATCACAAATGTGTTGACACGACAGAACACGTTCGTGATAATCCACTCCAACCCCGCACAACGCGGGCAAGGAGTGACAAGTGAAGCTATCCACCTACCCCACATTCAGGCTGAAATGCACCGTCGGCATCATTCTGCCCGGCAACACCTCCTGTAAACCAGACATCACGCTCGCGGTGTCTTTGTACGTGAACCACTGGAACGATATTCAAAGCAGCGCCATGCGTGAGGCTGTCTACCGGCTGGAGATGCTTGGTGTTGACAAAGACACACTCAAAAATGCTGAGTTTGAAGTTGATGATTGCAGCTACATTGCCTTGGAGCCACGCGGTGTGCGCCGTGAATACGGCGTGCCAGTGGAGGCTTTTTACCACCACGACCCCAAAAAACGTGATGTACTGATCCGTCAGC